AAATGGCAAGGTATATCTTCCTGACTTCCGCATTTCAGTATCCCGTAAATAATTTCAGGAGAGCTTGAGTTTCATTGGATAATTCTGAATCAATTGGAAGGTTAACGTTTCCCACACGAATTTCACCTTCTCCCACCTTCCCTAAAATCTCAATTGCCTGTATTAATGAATAGCCTTGGGAAGATAATATCCTTTCAGATTCTTTAATAACAAAAAGGGCAACGAAGCATAAAAGGAGATGAGATTTAATTCTTTTAATATTAGTATTTAAAGCTAAAGTAGCTACACCATTTGAAATAGTTTGATTATAAGTAGCTTCTCTATTTAACCAAGGAAATCTACTTTGAATATCTAACCAAACTTCATCAATCCAATTTCTAAATAAATTTAAAGAATCTACATCAGTAGAAGAATCTCCAAATTCATTACTTAGACGGGAAGCGATATCAATTTTTAGCATCACTAACCCCGCGATCAATACTATTTCTGAAAACTAAATAAATAGGATACTGTTTATTGTTGCTGTGTTTTCTCCAACTTTTATGTTTAGAACCTCGTACTTTAGATAAACCTTTATATCTATCTACAACTTTGTTTAAATAAATGCAACCTCTCATTTTTACACTCAGTTTAAATCTGTAGTTTAAATCTGAGGTCTAACCCAACTAGTATCTTTCATTTGAGATTCTGTTAAAATCTTATCTTCTGCTGTAGCATGATAATTATTGATATGCTGTTTTAATGCATCTCTTACTAATCTTTGATCTCCCTGAGATAATTCAGCATAAGGAACTAATTTATTTGTTTCAATAACATCAAATCCACATTTAGGACACACAGCAGGAGTTAGTAAAATTCTAGTACGTTTATAATTAAATTTATCAATCTTCTTTTCAACTAAAACATAACGTCTTTCTTCACCCTCACTAATTTCATCTTCTTTAGTAGGTTCATCAGAACCAACCTTTAAAGGTCCACTAACAATATTTGTTTCAGACTTTTCTCTCTTTTTCTTAATGTCAGCTAAAAGTTCCCTAGTATGTTCTAGAATTTTAATAGATAACTTAGAACCAACTCCACGAATTTTTCTAAGATCATCTAAATTAACATCAGACAATTCTTCTAATGACTCATAATTCTTTTTTATAGCTTCATCAATTTCTTTACTAACTCCTGCTAACACTGTAAAATCATACATAAAAAGTTCATGTTTATCAGAAACTATTTTATTATCTTGCATTTTAGTTTCTCCTAAAAAGTTCCCCTTACCAACCCTCAGAAAAGAAAAACTAACTTAGGTCTTTTGGACTGTAAGATTTTTTCTTTTCCTACGCCCAACATTAATAGTAGATTACAAAACAATTTACGGAGTATCAACAAAATTACTAATTCTTCCCTGGCGAGCACGATTCGCCAAAGTGATATTAGCATATAATAATACTTGTGCAACTTTAGCTTCCTGATCCTTTGGACGTACAAAAGGAGTAGTAATAAAGTTTCTTCCCTTTCCTACAACAAACTTAAGAAAATCAGAATTTAACATAACCATAACTTGGGAAGGTACATCTTCATCCCAAACAATAGGAGTTCCCTTGAAAAGAAGATTTTGGAATCCCATTTCAAGAAGCTTAGTGCTCATTGTTTCTAATTTAGAACCCTCTCCATGCTTTTCGTAAGCCTCAAATAAAAGCTGAGTAGTAAGAATTAAAGTAGGTTTAGTCTTTCCACGAGAGCATGAATTATAAAGATTACGCATTACATTCATTCCCTCTACTGATGCACCAGAAGCAGTACCAAAAGAAGTATTACCAGCACCAGTAAAGTTAATGTATTGATTTCTCCAGAAAGCATTAGCTGCTAATGAAGAATCAATTCCGCCATAAGTAGACCAAGCGGCACCATCTTCAACTGCTAAATCTAATCCGGTAATGTCCTTTCCACCATTTCCAGTGCCATCGCCAAAAATCATTGCATTAACAACCTGACGAATAGAGATATCTAACTGAGTCATCTTTGCTTCTAATAAATTAATAATACGACTCTTTCCTTTATTCTCAAATTCTTCTTGACCAGAAATAACCACAGAACCAGCAATATGCTTCCACAAAAATTCAGCGGCAGTAATACCAGTCTGTGGAGTTACATCAAGTAAATCATAACCAGCATACGATTTGACTGTACTATTTTGTCCATAAAGCAAAGTTTCTACAATTGAAGTACCTCCTTCATCTTCTCTAATAAAACCTTTTTCCTTTAATTGTTGTAAAAGAACCTGATGACTAGTTAAATTATCTGCTAATACACCCCTGTAATTCTTTAGAGTTGTACTAGCAATGGTATCAAAATCAGGATTTGGCATTGTTTTATTCCCTCTTTACACTAGAAATAAAATAACATCGCCAACACCAGCGGCTTCATTTTCTAATGCTTGACCTCTTGGACCATCAGCAGCAGCAGCAGCAACCTTAATAAAATCACCATTAGCGTCTGCTAACCAAGCAATTAAATCAGCAGCTAAAACACCAGTTGCAAGATTAGCATTAGCAAACTCACCACCAATTTGAAGCCAAAAGAAATTATTAACAGCAGCAGTAACTCCAGAAATTCCAAAAATATTTCCAACACCAGCTAATGCAGTAGCAACAAATCCAACAGTTAACTTACAATTATTGGCTGGTACAATAGCACCACCAGCCTTTACATACATATAAGTCTTTCCTGTTAATTCGTCAGTCCATCTTTGTCCTAAAGTCCATTTTTGCGTAGTGTCTACAACTGTAGGATCTACGCCTAAAAAACTAGACATTGTTTTAACTACCTCCAAGTTGACTTAAAGTACGTTCAATAACTTCACGAGCAGTTTTAGGTCTAACTTCTTTTGATTTAACTAATGAAGAATCCTCAACAGAAATACCAGAACTTCTTTCAGTTTCAACATTATTAGCTTGTTCTCTTAAACGATTAACATCAACACCTTCATTAGATTTTCTTTCTTTATTTAAGAAAGATAAATGTGCATGAGGATTATCGCTGAATTGTGGATTATTTTGATAATATGCTTTCCTCAATTGTTCGGAAGCTAAACACATTTGAGCAAAATTAAGATTTTTTGCTCTATCTGGATATTTTTGATCTATCCAAACCATAAAAGGAACATTCTCCGCAGCCTTAAAAACAACTGGAATAGGATAACCCATAACATCATCACCAAATCTATCAGATAACCAGTTAACTAAAGGCTCCATTGAATTAAAAACAGGAACTCCATCTTCACCATTATAATGTTCTATTGTTTGTTTTAATTCAATTTCAGCTTCCTTACTTGCCTCAACAGTTGTTTTATTTTTTTCCTCCTGTAATACAAGTTTAGCATTAATACCCTTTTCAACGGCTTTACCAATGACCGATAAAAATTTACTTCTTTTTTCACTATCCGATAGATCTAAATTATCAATTGCTTCTAATTCAGCTGATAAAGATTCTTCAAACTTAGCATCTTCCTCTTTTTGCTTAGCATCTTTTTCAGCTGAAGTTTCTTTAGTTTCACGTTCAGTAACTTTAGATTCTAAAGCAGAAAGTCTTTCTTTTAACCTTGCATTCTCTTGAAATACAGGAGTTAATTTACTTTGTAAACCTTTAAATCTTTCCTCATATTCATTTTTCTTTTCCTCTTTTGGAGTTTCTACCTCTTTTCTATCACCAGAAAGAATTCTAGTTACCTCATCTTCAGAAACTTTTTCATCAACTTCAATTTCAACTCTTTCTAATTCTCCTGTATCACTATTAATTTCAAAATCAAAGTCTTTTTCGCCTGCTGTACCTTCAACATTTTCAGCCATATTAATAATCTCCTATTTCCATAGAATCTTGTCTAGCAACAAAAGATAACTTTTCTTTTTCAGACATTTGAACTTCATGCTTCTTTATATGATTCTGAAGCCTCTGCTTACCACGCATTGTAAGTTTATTTTCTTTAAGAAATCTTTTATGTTCAGCAATATGATATTCATCATCATCATCAGTATAAATATACATAGATAAACCATCATCAAATTTTTTATTTTCACTAACATCAAATAACCTAACATGTTCTTCAATAACACGTTCTTTATTTCTTTGTAATTTTTGTTCTTCTTTAGAAGGTTTCTTTTCCTTTTTATCCTTAATTTCATCAAAAGCTTCATCTATATGTTTATGAATGATATTTTCTTTAATAGTTTTATCTGTACCAGTAGAATGCATGGGCATAATTATTACCTCAACTTATCCAGGTATATCAAAATCCATTACAGTATTTTCTACCATCTTTTGAATATTTTTTCTACATTTTTCTTCTTGATATTCTTTGGCTCTTTTAGCATCTTTATCAGAACCTTTTTCATAGGGTACAATACCCATTCTTTTTTCTTCAATCATCTTTTTTGTTATAAATTTAAAACTCACAGGAGATAAAATAAATTTTGCTACCCCTTTACAATGAGGACAAATAATGGATAAAGGCTTAACATAAGTAGAAAAAAATTCCTCTAATATACCTCCAAAAGGACCTTTAGCACAATTTTCACACCTATATGAATAAATAGGCATATTTAAAATTCACCTTCACCACCACCCGGAGCATTAAGTAATCCTTCTAATCCTTGAGTTAAACTTTGCGGAGAGATATTATCTGATTGAATTTGTCTAGTAGATTCTGCACTACCTTCTGGACTCCCTGGTTGAATATTTGGAGCGCTAGCAGTATTAAGAGGAGTAAATGTTTCTGGTATAGTTTCAATTAAACCTTCACGAAAACCACTAAGCCCAGGAAAAGCTACTTGCATTTCAGGAATATCCATAAGCTCTAATAATTTATACCAAAGAGCAGATAAATTAACTGGTATCTGAAATTGTTGGAATAATTGAATCATATTGGGATTAGATACCATTTGAAATATTTTCATAATTTGTGATCTTTGAACCTCTGGAGGATCTAAAGATTTAGAAATAACTCCCATATCTAAAGTAACTTCACTTTCAAATTGCTTAGGAGATATTTCATTAAATAAACTTCCTGGTCTACCAATAACTGAAACAGCTTTTTCTACTTTTAGATTATTCTTTGCATGCTTTAGAATTTGCTTAGCAAGAGATAGAACAAATTCGTTTGTATTTTGAACATTAGTTTCTAGTCTTAAACCTCTAAGTCTAGAACGTTCTCTAATTTCTTCTGCTGATGTACGAGAAGGAAGTAAACCACCCCGGCTTAAAATATCTTGACCACTTAATTCTGTAAAATCTTTATCAAGGAGATTAGCTGCATTATATAAATCTTGAGAGGCTTTAGGAGTATCTAAAGCATTTAGAGTTGAGCCTGGTTTCAAATTAATAACTACACCAGGAATATCTTCCTTTAATTTATTTTCCTCTATAATACCTAATGGTTCATCACCAATATGAGCCCATTTAGGATTAAACATTCTTGTAATAGAATATATTTTATTTCTATTTCTATTAACCATTTTCTGTGTATCTGATAAATATCTTGCATGTCCAATTCCATATGGATTATTTGGAACTTCTTCAAAATCTACTTTTTCGTAAGGAAAACTTCCCAAATAATCATATGGATTTGTACGTTCTCTTAATGCTTTTTCTCTTTGATCCCCATCTCCAGCTAAAAGAGTATATGTTTTATTAAATTTCTTATCCCATACTTCATACAATAAAATTAATGTAGAAGAACTAAGCGCACTTTCTTCTGTTTTATTCTTGTCGTTGCTAAACAAAAAATCAGACTGATTATTAGCACTATCATAGTAATTTTTTGAAAATTCTTCAACCGATAATGGAGTAATTGACCCATCTTCTAACTTCTTTCTTAGACTTTCATCATAGTTTTCATTATCAATAACATCTTGTAATGGTTTAATAATTAACTCTGCACACCATCTAGCAGAATCTAAATCATAGTCAGAACCAAATCTATCAAAAACAAATAGAAAAGGATTAATTCTTCTGATCCAAGGTGATTCTTCTTTAATATAATCTTTATAATCAAGAATTCCTTTCTTCTCTATATTGTCTGGAAGCTCTAATTTAATAGTCCATCCACTTTTAGCAATACCATGTCCAATAATAGCAGCATCTAGAATAGTTCTTCTAGCCTGCTTAGTCATTTTATGTTCACGCCAAACAGCATTCAAATAATCCATCTGAGCAATAATAGAAGAAAAATCTTCTTTCTTTGGTCTACCAAAAAAGTGAGGATCTCTAAACATTAAAAAAGGAATAAGATTTCTAATATGATTAGCAATTAAAGGAATAGTAATAGGTCCTAAATCTTCAGAAGATGAAGATATATTTTGATCTTGTTCTAATTTCTTACTTGCCCAGTGAATAGTTCTATCTAATTCATAAGCTGCTTTCCAACTAGGCCAACCATTCCAATGTTTGTCTTTTAACCAAACAAGAGTATTCTCAATTCTTTCAAACCACAGTTTTATTACATCAGAACCAGAAGGTTCTTCACGCTTAAAAATCTTTGAAGTTTCTGCTATCTTTTTAGCCATCTGCTATCTTCTTAGCCATTTAATTAACTTTGATTATAGAAACATTTGATGCTTCTCTAACTTTAATTTCATTATCACTAATAAAAAAGAATCCTCCTATAATTATTTTAGAACCAATAGGAATATTACTACAAATAGTTTTACATATAATTTCAGGTCCACCATTAATTCTAATTAATCTAACAGATCCTATTAAAACAATATCAGATACAACACCTTCAGAAATAAATGGAGATTTTAGACTAGAAGAGGAAACGTTTTGAGCTTCTGATATTGGAGTATAAACAATAAAACCTGTTATAATCCAGCAACAAATTATAAACAACCAACAAATTATAGTTGAAAAAAGAATTCTTTTATTCATTGGATATCTCCTGTTCCTACAATGTTAATTCTAGAAATTAATTTACCATATTTAGTTGGATCAATTCTTCCAACTTCTTTATTATCTGATCTATCATAAAAATAAAGAACTTCATTGTTAATACCTATAGTATGTAATCTTCCAATAGTAGGACTGTTAGAATGAGAACCTAAACTAACCATTTCTAATGATGGAACAGCACAAGCTAATCTAGGCCAAGCATAACAGAAAAAACCATTAGGACCGTAAATTATACTCCCTTCTTCTCTCCATTGAATACTAACAGAAGAATACAATCCTAACAAATCAAAATTAAAATTTCCCCTCAACACAAAATCATGCAATTTGTCTTTAAGTTCATTAGTAATTGGTTTAGCAAGACCTTCTTTAAATATAACACAGCTTTGTGTATCTTGTCTAAACCATCTTTTCTCTGGCCAATTTGGAAGTTTAAAATCTAATAAAATTGAAGCATTCATTTCTGCTGCTGGATGATTTGTAGTATTATCCCTTCCACCAACTGGACCAAATATAAGTTCATTTTGTTTATTTAATCTAGAACATAAAGCTAACCATTTAACTTCATTTTCCCACCATTCACAACAAAGTTTATATAATAAAGTTTTCTTTGGAAAAGCTAACAAAGCTGATGCTTGAATTGTTTCATGTGTTTCTGCATATCCTGATAATTCAGTATAACGGTGGAATATCTTTTGATTTTCGTACTCATTAATCATCCAACGTTTTGCAGCGTTACGATCTTTTCTACTTCCTATAACATAATATCCTAAAGCTCCTACCCAAGATAAATTACCACTACCTAAAGGTCTACCTATTTTAATAGGTTTATCTGATTTATTAGGATTCCAATGCTTTGTAAATCTTTTCTTATCGTAGGGAACCCCACGTAAAGCATATAAAATATGAATAGCGTCATTAAGTGCGCCCATAATATTTCCTACATGCCAAAGTAGGGCATTTACATGCCAAATACATTACCAATGTTTGCAGAATACTGATCTTGATATCTATCTGCTAATTGAGCATAATAATCCATTGATCCTTCTCTTACTTGATTTTGTAATGATTCAATATCACCTTCTTTAGGAATAAGTTTTAAAGCTAAAGCGTAAGCCATTACTTTATCATCATGTTGACCTTGAGGACTAGTAAATCTTCCTCGAGAATCAATTTGATAAGCTATCATTTGTTTTACTGTATCTTCATCTCTAATTAAAGTTGTTCCTTCATTAATACTTGATCTAAGTAAATTAATAATAAAAGGTTTAGTTTTAGATGAGGTAAAGAAACCAAATTGCATTAATACTCTATTAGTAATACTGTCTAATACTCTACGACGATAAAGTTTCCAGTACCCCAAATCTTTTGTAATTTTAGCTATAAAAGATAAACCCATAGCGTTAGCTTCTGGATTTATCTCAGCTTTATTGTAATAGAGTGCAAGACAAAATACTGGAAAAGCTAATTCATCAGGTTCAATAATATTAGAATAAACTGCAACCTGTTCATGTTCTGAATTTAATACTTGAGCTTCTGAATAATCCCCCCCAGTAATTCCTGCTCCTATATCTACTCCAATAAAATATCTTTCATCTTGCTTAGGATGTTCAAAGATTTTTAATTCACCTATGTTAGACAAAAGAAAAGAACCAGGATCTTTTCTTTTCTTGGGTTTAAGATAAGTGTAAATGTCTGGTTTCTGTTTGCGGGAAAGAAGTAAATAGGAACTTAATTTTTCTCTATTAAAGACTGGTACGCCGGAGGAAATAAAAGCTTCTTCTGCGGAAAGAGGATATTCTTGCTTGAAATAACTTGAGTTGCCTAAACTTTGTTCTCGTATAATTCCTCTGCGCCAGGCTAATCTGTATAAAGATTCTTCTTTTAACCAATCAATATCGTCCTTATATTCAGGATACCAAAACTCTAGTTCTCTAATAACATAATCTCTAACTACAGTTTCATCACCTATATTAGAATCAGGATTAACTGATAGATCTTTCTCCTCTACTTTTATAGGATATCTATAGTTTTCATCAGCTACCCAAGAAACAAATAACTTTTTAAATCCATTTTCATTATCTTCCCAGAATTTCTTACCTAAACCTTCTCCATATGCTGTAGTTTCTAAAAATAACATTGTACCAGCTAACTTAGGAATAGCCTGCATTAAAGTTACCATTCCTAATTCAGCTTGTTTATTTACTGATTCATATCTAGCAAATTCAGAAAGATGAGCACATTGAATAGTTGATCCAGCTCCTACATGAATATTTTCAGCAGTCTCTACTAAAATTTTAGATTCTAATCCTAAAAGATCACTTCCTTCATTAGGATTAGCAAAGTAAAGTTCATGTCTATTGGATAATTTCCTTTGTGGTTTAAAGTCATTCCTAATTGTCTTATAAAATAACTTAGTCATTCCAAAGATTTCTGAAGCTTTAGTTTTATCATGAGATACAATATGAGAATACATGTTACAGAAAAAGGAAGTAGACCAGTAGAGAATAGCTTCTACTAGTGTTGAAAAACCTATTTGTCTAGCTTTGAGAATATAGATTCTTACGGGGATTTGATTCTTTATGGCGGGAAGAACAAAATGATGGAAGAAAACTTTCTGAGCTCTTTTAAACTTGAATGGTACTAAGTTTCCTTCTTTTGTTCTTATCTTTATAAGCTTACAAAACTCTTCAAAGTTACTAGGATCTTTAAAATGTAATATTTGTTCTACTAGCTCGGGATGAGAGAATTTGTTTTTAAGAATCTTTTTAGACATAGAAACACTATCTTCAATACCTTGATCTCTAAGAGATTGCTCAAAAGAGTCAATTTCTCTCAAAGAGATATCAAAGTTAGTGAGAATGCTTTTTTGATTGTAGACTACAGGCATTTTCTTTAGATTTAGTTAAAGGTCATAACAAAGGCTAAAAGAAATCTACTTATTTCCTGGGCCGCAGGAGCTTAGGACTGTTTTCCAGAAAGTTTTCAATTTCTTTTAGCCTGCTCTAGTGTAAACCTTTACTCCTACTCAAGTCAAGGGGTCAAGATTTCCTTAGCGAAGTGTATAGGTACTGT